TTGCCTACAAGTTTGTTTTTATCTTTAAGTAGTTGAGCTAGATAATCAAAGTCTCCTTTGATATTGCTTTTAAAATTTCTGCCGTCTTTGTTCTTAAAGACCATATATCCAGCAGTTCCTTTTCTATTGCCTTCACCCTCAACAACTTCTAGAATCTTAAACTCCTCATCCATAAATTCTTTTCTTTTGAGAAGAAACTTACTACGCTTATTTTCGTAAGCTCGATCTAGTCTAACCATTTGACCTTCATAGCCTTGCTCAACATACATCTCGTATGTATTAGTTAAGTCTTTCTCATTAGAAACTTTAATTGTATCTACAATCTTTATGCTCTTAAACTTCTTTTGAAGCGTATCTTTAACGAGATTATAACGCTCAAGAAAAGTATCATTTTGGTCAAGCATACCAATCTTAGGAGCATCATATACCCAATATTCAATTACTTCTTCACTCTCTTTTAAATCTTCATCAGTAGGTTTTGATTTTTTGACAAGAGAAACAATCTTGTTAAAGTTATTAGCTAACTTATCACAATATAGTTCGCCATCTAAAATTGCATTAGGATGATCTTTAAAAAACTTATTTAGGTTCTCTCTAATATGAGGAGCAGAAGAAATTGCTTTACCATTTCTGCTAAACATACCATCTTTTGTGACAATGCAACGAATACCATCTAGTTTTGGCTGGCTTAAAACTGGATAATCAATTTCGTGATCTTCATATTTTTGTGCAAGCATTGGCTCAAAAAACTTTTTCTTATTGATATTTTTTATATCTTCAAAATAACCAGCTTCTAGTTTTTGCTTTCGTTTAGCCTCTGCTTCTTTAATTGCTTGTTCTTCTGGAGTTGTAGCATTAGAACGACCAGCATTTTTTACATTACAATCTGTCCATTCATTAGTGATTTTATTATCGCTATCTGTATGACCAGAAATCGTGCGATACTTGTTGCCTTTGACTTCAATAGTCCACTCTTGGATTTTGCCAGTCTTTGTCTTTTTATAAATTGTAGGTAGCTTCACAACTCCAGTCTATACTGGATTAACCAACTTGTCAAATTTTGTTTTTTTTTGATTTAGAAGGAGTTGCGACTTTTAGCAAACTCCAAGTGCCATCTTTATTATCGTGCCAATCTATATTATCACCAATTTTCCAACCCATTTTTTTCATTAAAGAATTTGGCAATTCAACATATAAATAGCCATCTTTTTCTTTTACTTCAAGAATATGAGGGTTTTTCATTTTAAATCTGCCATTGGTGGAAGATTCTTAAATAAGTGTTCTATTTTTTTAATATCTTCTGATGGTTCGTCAAATTCAAAATTAATTCTATTCATCTAGGTGTCAAGATTTTAACAAGCAGTCTGATTCCCTTCCAATTAACCCAATCTAAACCTCTAATAGCTTGAGAGATTAACCTTTGAATCTTCCAACTAAATCTTTCAACAGCTTGAACATAATAAGTATAATAGAAATTATAAACTGGACATTTCATTTTTCTATTATGAGTTGCAAGTTCCTCGTCAAATTTTAATTGATTTTCAATTCGATCTTTGCTAGAAAACTTGGTATATTCTGGAAGAATAGTAATTTCTTTTACAATTCCATCCACAACAACAGCTTTCCAATCTGGAAAGAAATCTGTGCTATCAATAGTCTCGCCATTTACTACACAACCAAAAACAAAAGTGCCAGTATAATCATTCCTAAACTTCTCATACTTTTTATCAACAACAAATTTATCAGTCCAAATAGAACAAAATCTCTTGCCATATATTTTCTTATCTTCTTCTAATTCTTCTTTAGACTTTGGTTCGTGATGTCCTTCAATTATTTCCTCAAATAATTTATTATCTCTTAAAATATAAGTAGCCATAACATTATCTTCAAGCTCTTTGGTTTGATATTCTTCATCACGCCAATTATGATTCAATACCTTTAGTGTAGCATCCAAAGGAAGCTCTTGTTCTACTCTTACATAATTAAATAATCCCATAATAATCTATTATATACTTTTATTAACTTTTGTCAAACTTAAATTTTTGGCATCCTTGGTGTTCAAAAGTCAATAATCCGCATCTATGACTATCAGAGTTAAGGCATACTCCCCAATCGCTTCCAAATTTCCCCTGTAAAGGAGCGTAATATTTACATCCCATAGAGCAATCTGGATAATCTATTTCTGGATTAGCCCATCTTTCTACCTGTCCAAAAGGTTTATAATCTTCTGGCAATCTCTTAACATTTTTTAAAAAATAATCGTGATCTAAATTAAATCTCATTTATTTGTCCTTTGACATATTTCATAACATCTTTATACTTTTCTGTATCATACTTTAATCTGCCTAAATTTGCTAATCTAGATGATATAACAATATTATCCTTGACATATCCTTTAGTTTCTTGTAGTCTATCTACACTAGGAGCAAGAGGATGCCACTTTTCATAAAGCCAATCTAATTTTAAAGTAATATCAAGCCAAAAACATTTTGCACTTTGTTTATTCCACAATTCTTCAAGATCATTTTCATTTACTTCAATCTTTATATATTCGCCTAATCTTTTTTTAGTCATAGCTCTAGCCCTTGAACCAGAGTTTTTAACATTTCTTAAAAGTTTTGTAAAAGGCTTACGCTTTCTTCCTTTGCTCATATTGGTAAATATTTCTTATCTTCTTCTGAATAGATAATTTTATATGCTTCGTCACGCATTTTAATTGCTTCATCTAAATTTAAAGAACATCCTATATATTTATTATCTATTCTAACAAAATAACTTTTTTTGCCACCTACTTGATAAATATGTTTTGGAATATATTTTTTTGTTCTTTTATTCCATACGGCATTTAGATTGTTTTGTCTTGATGTTGCTGGTCTTAAATTTTCTAATTTATAATTTGATCTGTCCCGATCTATATGATCTATTTCTTCTGGAAGATAATTATATCTATAATACCAAAAAAATTGATGAACTTTTATATGAATTTGTTTTTTATTGATCCTTATAGAAAATCTAGGATAGTTTTCTTTGTTAGGATAAAACTTTAATAGGTTTCCTGTTTTTCTATTCCAAACTTTTTGATTTTCTTCATCTACGATAAAATATTTATCAATATCTTCTTTTCCTTTTGGAAAGTGTTTAATTAATGTTCTTTCTTTTTTCATAGTTTAGCAAAAGATTGTTCTTTCATTTTTAATTCAAAATCTACATCTATATTATGTCCGTATGTGTTGGGCAAAGTAGTTGCATAGTCAGCGTGTTTGCGAGGGTTTTTATGTCCAACAATACTTTCTGAATAATGAAATAGCGGAGTATGATTACCCCAAGTAATTCTTGCGAGATGAAATGCTTGTTCCTCTGATAGATTATCTGGATGACATTTGTGATGAAGATAATCGAATGTGATAGGAATATTAGATACAGAATGAAAATACTTCATAAGTTTCTTAATAGACCAGCAAGTGTCTTTGTCATCATTCTCAATAACTAATCTAAACTTAACATCATTTGATAGTCTTTCAAAGTTACTCATAAACTTTTTTACTACATCGTTAAGATTGCCTTTTGCATTATGTATGTGCATATTCATAGGTGCATCATAATTAAGTGGACAACCAATTTGCGTCATAAACCAACCATAGTGATTTAATTCTTTTATTGTTTTATCTACTGCATTGTCGTTATCACTAGCAAGAACATTAAACTCGCTAGGATGACAAGAGATACGAACATTTGTAGATTGAACAAGTTTCTTGATATTATTAAATTGATCTACAATTCTATTGTAGTCTGGTAAATCTTGTAATGATACATTAGCTTTATCGTAAGTAATGAGAGGAAATAGATCAGAAGAAAGTCTGTATGTATGATTATGGTTAGCACAATACTTAATATAGTGATATGTAGTAAGCATATTGTTTAATATGCGTGAAGAAAGAGTAGATAACGCCTCTCCTCTGCTCATAGCAGAAAACCTAGCATAAGTCATAGTATTAAATTTGATTGGCTCATCTCTCTCTGCAAGAGATAAGACAATACAACAAACACCTTTTCTACTCATACTACCATATTAAGATAATATACAAATATAGTCAAGCACTATCACCAATGATGTATAGCATTGACAATAAGGACTATATTAGCAATCACACCAAGAACTACCACAAATAATTCAAATGTTTTATGTTTCATATTTATTTGTAAATATATGTTGATGAGCCGTTTTGCTTTTTTAATTCTTTTTTAATCAACGACTTTTGATTTTCTTTTTTCCAATCTATACTATCATAGTTTTGTTTAAAACTATTAGAGAAACAATTTCTTGGTTTATCCCCTTTTCCAGCCCCATTATTTGCACTTTTTTCGTTCATATATTTGGTTTTTTCTTGTTAGCAAATACAGCTATATTTGGCGTTTTTGTATTCATAAATATTATTTTTCTAATCCTCTATAAATTCTAGCCTCTGTTACTCCAAATCCCTTCGGTTTATCTGAAGTCTCTATTTCTTTCATCCTAAACGCTGTCATTGGATGAATTATAAAATAATTTTGTAAAATAAATAAAGCACAATCAAATGTCGAAGAATCTGCGTTTTGCCATCCAATTAAACTCTTATAATGTCCAGCTAATTCAATTATAGCTTTATTGAAAAAATCTTCATTTTTGATTAATTTGTTTATAAAAAGTTCTTGTTGATGGGTAGGTTTAATAATATAAGAATCTTTTCTCCAAGCGGAGTTAAATTTAAAAGATGTTAATTTATTAGAACAAAAGACTTTACCAATAGATTTTTTAAAACATCTTAAAACAAAATCAACATCTGGATTATTATAAATTTCTTTATAATGTTTCCAAGCTCCAACTTTTTCATATAAAGATCTTTTATACATAAAACAAGATGGCGGTACAAAAAACATATCATCATTTTCGTTTTGATGAGTATTAAGTCCATATAACATCATTTTATTTTTTTGTTTTGTTTCTTCATTATCTGGCCCAATAGATACGCACAAAGAATGAAAAAAATCAAATTGATCTAAATATTGCAATAAATATTCTAAATGTTTTGGATGCCATACATCATCATGACCAAGATGGGCTATATATTCGCCTTTAGATTTTTCAATACCAAAATTATTAGGAATTGATTGACTACCGCTATTTTGTTCTAAATTAAACCATTTGATTCTTGAATCATTAAAAGATTTTACTATTTGTTCTGAATCGTCCGTGCAACAATCTCCAACTACTATAATTTCAAAATTCTGATAACTTTGCCAAAGAGCAGTTTTGATTGCTAATTTTAAAGCACTACTCCAATTATATGTGGGAATAATTATACTTATTAAAGGATTCATTTAATCTTTTATTTTATATCTAAATTTATCTGGATTATTTGGATCGTAAAAATTAGTTGGCATATTAATGAAAGATGCTTTTTCTCCTATATTATCTACCCTATGAGCAACAAATGGTGGAATAGTTAATCTAACTTTATTGTGTTCACCAAGATTAAGAATCATTTTATTGCCTTTTGTTTTTGAATTTTCTTTTACATCTAAAAGATAAACATTAAAATTACCTTCTGTAAAAGTTAATCTATCTTTTTGCCATTTGTGATATACCCATCCTCTTTTACTTCCACCCTCTGCTACAACTTTATAAACATGAACAATAGGCTCTTGTATGCTATCTCTGGTTGTTAATAATTCTATCAAACATCCTCTTTTATCACAATTAGGATTTAAACGCTCGATAACTACTTCATCAATATTAATATTATCATTAATAATACTAGATTTCGCAATTTCCAATGGAGGATCTTGCTGGAACTGCTCAATATTAGATGGCAATTCCATATATTTGGGAATTTTTAATTAGCAAATATTACTTTTTAAAATCGCCAAGATCACGATCAAAAGAAAATTTTCCAGTCTTTTCTACAAGACCTTCGTAAGTTTCTTCTGTGCATCCTGCCATTTCAGTAAATGGTGCTACTACTGCAAAAATTCCAAATGCACCAATAGTTGCTGCGGTTGAAATTGGACGAACAATTACAAGATCTCCAGCAGATAGAAAACCATCTGCTACTGGAGTTGATTCATTTTGAGTTCCAGAATCGGCTATAGCTAAAGAGCTAAAGAATAGTGCAACTAATGCTAGTGTTTTAATTTTATTCATATTAATATATTATATATGGATATTAGGGTTTTGTCAAGTATATTTGGCATTTTTTCATTAGCAAATATGATATTCGGAACGAGTAGGATTCGAACCTACGGATGATATTAAACCATCGGAAGCTTAGTAGGCTTCTGCTTTAGACCTCTCAGCCATCGTTCCAATTATTTTAACCATACAGATGTAGGATTATATGCTTCTGTATCAAGATAATCCCAAACTTTCCAATCTTTTTGCCCTTTAGAATAAGAAATAATATTAGAAAGAAAAGCTTGTAAATCTTCAATATGCCAAACATCATCTAGTAATTTTTTGCCCATATATCTTGATTGATGAGCAACATGGTCTGCATAACTATAGGCAAAAGCAGAGAATGGAGGAAGCACACACCCCATAGAACAAAGAACGCCTTGCATTCTAGACGCCACTTCTTTTCCACCAACAGAATGCATTGTAACAATTACTCCAGCTGGTTTTCCTAATAGATGTTTCTTTCCTTCAATCTCTGTCATCTTTTCAAAAAGCTGTTGCATATTTGAACCCCAGCTATCCCAATATGTTCCTGTACAAAAAATTAAAGCATCGCTCTCTTTGATAATATGTCTTACTTTTGGCCAATAAAAATCTTTATGAAGATGTACTATTTTAATTTTTATATTTGCATCAATACCAATAATTTTTCTTTTTATTTTTTTTATAAGAGAAGCTGTGTTGCCATTTTTGCCGCCAATAGAACCGTTAATAATTGTTAAATTTAAAGTGAAATTCATTTTTTAAAAAAATGAAAAAACGGACATTTCTTTTCTGATTTATCAGATCTTGATTTCATCAATCTCCATGATTCATTTTTATTATAAAATTTTAAACTAATATCTTTATTTAATTTTGCAAGCAAGTCATCAGAAGCATTTTTATTTTCTAAAATAAAATTATCATTTGGATTTGATTTAGATAAAAACTTTATATAATATAAAGATGTATTCTTTTTTAATATAATTTCTTTTTCTGGCTCTAAGATTTTAAAACCAAAAGACACTGGTCTTGTCCAATCCGATATAGAAAAAGTGCCAGGAACTAAATCTAAATTTAAACGAGATAATTCGGGATGAGGATAAATTTCTATCCATATATTTTTTTCTTCAGTCCAAAATAAAATTTGATAAGCAAATTGAGCTTCTTGATGATTTGTATTTTTAGTAGGTTCATGTAAAAGAAAAAAGTCTTTAAATCCATCTCCTAACTGAGAATGAATAATTTTTTTAGCTTCTTTTAAATAAGCAAATGTTATATCAAAGGGCTGTTTAACTGTCCACATGTTTCTATTCCACTCTTGGAATGCTGGACATTTAAAATGTTGATATTCTTGATTATAATTCTCTATAGATTTTAATAGTGGTTTAAAAAAATCTTCTGGAAATGGGCCTGCTTTTTTAAAATCTTCATACCATGGATAAACTAAAGATTGATACTCTTGCTTTGGATAGCCTATAATCCAAGAATAATATATTTTTTTCATTATTTTCTCCTATCGATTTGATTAACGTGCTCTTTTATTAAATTATATAGCCTCGCCTCTTCTGATGTCGCTTCTCTTTCCACTTGGCTAAGATCTTTAAAAACATATTCTTTTAATTGATGATGTTTAAAGTGAAAAGATTTTTTATCTGCTTTTCTAAGGTGACTATATTGAATATATCTAAATGGCAATTCCTCGCCTTTGATTTTATACAAAGTTCCTAATTTCATATTTTTCTCTTCGATAGGAAAAACTCCATCAATAAAATTAAGAATTTTTACCCAGTTCATAATAGTCCAAATACTTTTAGTAAAACAATAGAAGATGCTGTTGCACCAACTAGACTACTAATTGTCCTAATTATTTCTAGTTTATGGTTGTGATGATCTACCCATATCTCAAAAGGATCTCTTAATTTACCTTTAGCAAGTAATTTTTTCTTTTGCTTCTTGCTTAATTTAAGATTTGAGATATCTTTTATGGTGATCATTTCTTTCTCTTTTTAGATTTTTTTACTTTTGGCTTTACATATTTCCAAATTTTACCTTCAGTATCAAGATCGCAACTCCAAAGCATAGTATATCTATAAACAGAATAGCCAAATCCATTTCCCCAAACCATAGTAGTCCTGCTGATAATATCGCCTATATGGTATAAAAATAAGGAGACCAAGTGCTTCATATATAAATATTATCAGGTAATAAAAATATTGTCAAGTTATTTTGATCCTGGATATCTAGAAATCATAGTTGTTTTACAGCTAACTATTTCAAATCCTGTTATATCTTTAACAGCTTGGTAGACTTTTGAATTTAAATGTCCAAATCCTTTATCGGCATAATATTTGCTTAAATCTGCATAGATTGTGGTTGGTAGAACGCCATTAATTATACCATTAGGCTGTTTATAAATTATATCGTATATTTTATATCTCATAAAATCTGAGCCAGAAATCGGATTCGAACCGATGACCTACGGTTTACAAAACCGTTGCACTACCGCTGTGCTATTCTGGCATTAAAATTAATATAACCCTATTTTTTAACCTTGTCAATTATATATTTTTCTTCTATCCATTGAACATAGCTTAAATCAGTATATATTTGATATCTAATATTATAGTCCCAATTAAGATGAGCTTGTCTTATATTTATAATTTCACCAATTACTTCTTCATTTTTATACTTACAAAAGAACTTAATATAATCTCCAATTTTGTATCTAGGATTATTCACGCTATTGATTACACAATTACATATAGTGAGACATTTTGGCAAAACCATATTTTATATATTTGTGACAATTCGACTCATAAATACAGATTCTACAGAGTAAAAAGTTGGCATAGTACTTGCATATACAATCTATATGAAAGGAGATACAAATTATGACACTAAGCTTAAGAAACAATATATTTAAACCAAATAATCTACTAGACGATTGGTTTAATGAAGATTGGTATACTCATCTTCAAAAAACTGAAAATGGGTACAAACTAGAGGTTCCTCTTGCTGGCTTCAAAAAAGAAAATATTGAAGTCAATATTGAAAAAGGAGTCCTCAAGGTAAAGGCTCATAGAGGTGAAAAAGGTGAAATTAAATTCGAGCAAAGTTATTATCTTCCAAAAGATGTTAATACAGATAATGTAAAAGCATCTCACGAAGACGGACTTTTGATTTTGAATTTTAATTCAAATACCAAATCCTATAAAATAACAATCAAATAAAATATAAAAGCCCCATAAGTCTTATTTTAGGGCTTGTGGGGCTTTTTCTTATTTTGAATAAACTTATTGACTTCTTGTTCTATTTTTGACAAGTTACTCAGTTCTAACTCGCTCTTTTGAACAATATTTTTTATTTTTTTTATTGTTTCTTGGATTTCTTTTTCATTTTCTTTCGACCAAGGCAAAGAATTTAATTGATCCATTTTAGAAAACTCTTTTTGAGCTATCTCTTCAAGAAAAGCAGAAGAGTTAATTGCTAAAAGAGCTTTATTGATGAGATCTTGTTCTTTATTCATTTTTATTAATTTTAGGAGCAAATTCAACTAAAACTTCTTTACCGTGGACTTCAAAATATCTTAAAGAATAGCCTTTATGGTCTAAAATATTGCACAACTCATCAAAATATTTTTTTTCTACATATGCGCCTATGACTTTATCTTCGTGAATGCTTATGCCATATTTATTCGTGAATTCAGAGCATAAAATTAAAGCTTCTTCTATATTACTCACACTATCATTTACACAGTTCATTTAGATTTAATAGTATATAACTCTGGTTTTGTCGTAATTTTATTCAAATAAGACCTAGCATTAGATAGTCCTTCTTTACTATATGGAAAAACTCCATATTGGAAATTGTCTTTTTTTGATATTAAAAGATAATACTTTTTCTTTTTAGCTTTAACTTTAGTTTTTTGTTTTTTCTTAGCCATTTGTTATATACCCAATTAGATTTTTCCATTCATTTTTTGTATGTCCAAACATACTATTGTGAGCTACATAATAAGAATTATATCTCCACCAACCATCTTCTAATATATCTGGATCTATATCCAATTCATTATATAGCTCCAGTAAGGTTTGAGTCTTATGTTTATTCTCTGGTGGTTTTGGCATTGTCATAAGTTTTGCAAAATAGACATCTATTAAATTATTTAATATGGGATCTTGTTCAGATTTGCCATAAAATTTTGCTAGTTGATATAATCTTGGCCTAGCCTCATTTCTATTTCGTATTTGATACATCGTTTATTTTTTTATTTAAAAAATCAATAAATTCTCCAAATGTTTTCATGCTAGATTTCATCTCTTCAATTTGTTTAGCATTTTGAATTAACCAAATATTATATTCGTCTTCAATTTCAGATGCGATAGATAAAAGAGCAAATGAATCTAAATTAAGATCTTCTAGCATAGTCTCGGGATTAATTTCTATTCCTCTTTTTTCTTTTAGAAGTTCGTTTTTTATAAATGTTTTAATTTTTTCTTGATCTACAGTTTTCATATAATTATTATATCAAATATTCTCTTTATGTCCAGAAAATACAATTTCACAATAAGAATTTAATAAATTAGATATATAATTCTTCATTTTATAGAAATTTTCAAAATTTATTGGTTGTTCGTTTTGAGCTGTATGAATTAATTTAAATGGCCCAATCTCTTCTAAAATATCGCATTTATTAATAATAAGCTTTGTAACTCCAGAGACTTTAACTGCATGTAAGAGTTTATTTAAATTTAACCAATTAACTAATCTTTTTCTTCCAGTTGTTGTTCCATATTCTTTGCCAAATTCTATAATCTTATTAAGTTCTTCATCTTTCCATAAAGATTCTGGAAATAATGGATCAATTCCGCTTTTTGTATCATAAATTTTAGCTACGCCAATTATTTGATCAATTAATTTAGGTGAAAAGCCCAAAGAACACGCAGCATAAGGTAAGGTTTCACTGCTAGTCACATATGGATAATCTCCATAATTAATATCTAACCAAAAACTTTGTGCACCTTCACAAAGAATATTTCCATCTAATTCTCCATTCCATAAATACTTTTTATCTAAATAATTTTTAGCAATTTTTCCTATTCTAAGCATTTTATCTGAGTAAGCTGGTGCGATACCTTGACCTGTTGTTCCTAATTTAGGTTTTAAATATTTTAAATCATATTGAATGTGTCGTTCCGTTATGATATGTGTTTTTGGACTAACTTTAATTAATGATGTATCAAATCCTTCTTTATTAAGATAATCTATTTCATCAAAAAATTTATCTATGTTAATAACGCAATTTGGACCAATAACACATTTTTTATTATGAAAAATTCCACAAGGAATAATATGAGTTTTATATTTTTTATTATTTAAGTAAACTGTATGTCCAGCATTTGGACCGCCATTCCAACGACAAATATAATCGTATTTGTCTGCTATTGCATTTATAATTTTCCCCTTGCCCTCATCTCCCCAGCACAAACCAAAAACAATATCTACTTTTTTTATCATTATTCGCAGTTGTAAAGTCTACTTGGAGATCTTACATTAAATATAGATACATTCTCCTCTTTTCTATCATTGATAATATTCAAAGTCTCATGATCTACTACTCTATTGACTAATCCACAATAACCTTCTTCAGTAATAGAATTTGTAATAATAAAAACTTTTTTACCTAGCATTCTTTTTAAGATATTAATTTTTACTTTTTTAATGTTTGTTTCCATATTTATATATTATCCTATTTTTTAGCAAAAGTCTAGATATATTTTACCATTTTTTTCAATAGTGACGTAGCTACATTTAGTTTCGCAAAAACTACCTATGTTTATATATTTATCTGATATTTCTGCTACATGAGTATGACCACATATAATTTTATTATATCCATTTAATTCTATATATTTTAGAGCATTTTTTTTAACATCAGAACTTTTTTCAACAAAATCATTTGTTTGGCTCTTAAAAATTTTAAAAAAATCATCTGCGTAAGGAGTATATTTTCTAATAAAATAATAAGATTTAATAATTAAATTTGTAATCCATTTATATTTTGTGAAATATATATCAAAAATATCACCATGAACAATTAAAATCTTTGTATTACCATATTCTAATATATGATCATTGCAACATTTAAACCCTAAAAGAATACTCATAAATTCTGCTTTAAGAAAGCAATGATTACCAATCAAATAAATTATTTTACATCTTTTCGATAGTTTTCTTAATTTAGATAAAACTTTCCAATGTTCTTTTTTGAGTCTATGCAGATTATGATGATCAAATAAATCTCCAGCAATAATTATTTTATTAGCTTTAATTTTTTTTAAGATTTTTAAAAGTTTATCTGGACGACAATCTTTAGACCCTAAATGAACATCTGAAATGATAAGACAATCATGCATATTTATTATATTTTCAAAACTATAGCTGTTGCATAATCATTATCGTGACTTATTGATACCATATGATTTGTTTTTTCTCCATTTATTATAATGTGTGGTTTTTTATCAAAAGTTAGGATTTCTATCTCATGATTTGCGTAATTTAATCCCGCCTTAAATGCTGCTTCTTTTGCTGCCCATTTTCCTGCAAGTTTTTCGTATAGATTACTATTAGATTCTAAAATTTCTTGATTTGAAAATATTTTATTAAAAAATTTGATAGATTTATTTTTGAATCTTTTAATATTTACGATATCTATTCCTATCATTATATTTTACCATGAGCAAAGCTCTCGTACATACTATTTGCGCTTACTTTTACTACTTTTATTTTATTATTCCAAATTCCACCCCGCATGTCCTCTATAGATCTGAATCCAAGATAACTCATCGCACTTCTTAAGCCGTTGGCAAAGTCATAGACAACATCTTCTATTGTTTTATCTTCTATTAATGGAATTAAAGTCTTATCTCCTTCTACAAAAAGATTTTTCTTTGTTCCGTCATGTAATTCGTAATCCTCAACTACATCTTTACTTGCCATACCTCTATATTTTGCATATCTCTTGCCATCTTTTTCAATAATATTATCTTCATCAACTGTATCTGCTAGACCAGCAAAAATTCTGCCACAAATTACGCTATCCGCACCGCTTGCTATAGCTTTGACTAAATCTCTAGGATTTCTAATTCCACCATCAGCTAATATACTTGGACGATCTTCTTCTTTTGGATTTTCATGTCTGAAATAATCAAGAGTTGCTAAGTGGTGATTTCTAACCGCTTTCCATGCGTAATATAATCCTGTAACGCTAGGACAACCTATACCTGTCTTAATTTGAGTCAGGCACATACTGCCTGGACCAATAAGATGCCTAAAACCATCCGCCTTTAGATTAGCTAGTCTATATACGCTTTCTTTGGTCAAAGTATTTCCAACAATAATATCTTGCTTATATGAAGATTGTTTATACCAAATAAGAAAGTCTTCTACATTTTGAGATAATCCATTCGCTGTATCCAAAAAGAAAATATCTGTATATGCTGAGATTGTCTCAATCCTATTTTTAAAATCTTTTAATCCAATCGCATTAATACAAAAATTACTTTCGTCTTTAATATATTTTGCTTTTTTAGCTTGCTGTTCTGGAGTCATAAATCTATGAAGGACTCCAGCACCACCAATTTGATTAATTTTAATACAAGATTTAACTGAAGAAACTGTATCCATAGGAGATAGAATGATAGGAATATCAATATATTTATTTTTAGAAATTTTTGTGATAGTACTTACTTCTTTTCTAGAAATAATATTTGAAAAATTTGGCAATAAAGCAATATCATCGTATCCTAGTCCTTCTTCAAAATGTATTTTCATATTAGAATTCTAAAATAGATCCATCTTTCTTTTTTACGTGAACAATCTTGGCTTGTTCTTCTTTTTTTATTTTGTTTATTTCTTCTGGAAGTAAAAATTTATCTAAATTATCTTTTATATTATCTAAAAATGCAATATTATTTTTATTACATGGGCAATCTGGTTTTTCTCCAACTTTTTGATAAATATCGCTATAAACAGTCAACTGTCCATCATTTCCTTTTAAATTGTAAGAATGTATCATTACCACAAGTTCCCAATGTTGTTCAACCAAAAGAATATCTTTATTTTTATCTATTTCACTCATATTTTGAAAGTATATTTACTATCTTATAGTATATCAAACTTGTAACATAAATTAAAGCAAAAAATCTATATCCAACAAAAAAAGTCGTAACAACAGAAATCCAAAAATTTAAACAAAATGGACATGTTATTAACCTTGTAAGAAAAGAATTGTAATTTAAAGATAAAAAATTAATAAAATTATTATTAATTCCAGAGTTTATAGATTTATCGTATTGTTTAATAATTTTATTTATTAAAGGAGAATATCTAAAATACTCTATAAATGCTTCTGTTTTAAACCAAATCAAAAGTATCAAAGTATTAAAAAATGAGATCAAAAATGCATCAATCATTATTCTGGACTTTCTGGTGCGTAAGCAGCTTTCTTATCGCTTCTTAAAGCTCTGGTATAAGTTGCTGCAGAAATAGATTCATTTTCTGTAGAAATATTTTTTATTGAAATACTTTCATTTCTAATATTGTTGTTTTTTGGATATTGATTTTCAGTAACATTTTTGTTATTTCTCCAATTCAAATCGGAAATATATCTATCTGGGAATTGTTGGGGATAAACACTGTTTGTACCAGTTGTTCTATAAACTCCCCATTGTTGAGATGATGTATAAGTATTTTGTTTTCTCACAATGTATGTTGGGAAAATTCTATGAAAAATTGTATTTGTATTTAAACTGTCATAAAGCCAATATTCATTTTCGTTCATCTTTCTTACAGTCATTGATGGAAATTGACGTGGGTATACGCTATTAGTTCCAAATGTTCTTGTTATTGTGGCTTCTTCTCTTTGTCCAAAGCTTAAAGATGAAATAAATAGAATATATAAAAATATTAATTTATTCATTGATAATTTCTTGTTTCTTGCCGTCATCAAAAATATATTTATATATAGGGACTAGCATCAAATTTGCCACTTTGTCACCTATGTAAACATCTATTTTAGACCTTTCTCCTAAAAATCTTTCATTATCAGTCATCATATATGGACTTTTAGGAATGTTAACATTTGTTACCATCAAAAGCAACTCTTTTTTATCTTGTGGATATATAATCTCTTGAAATGCATATAGCCCATTCCTAATGTAATTTTCTTTTCTAGGTAGAATCATGCCAAAATATCCTTCTGGAATTTCTAATTCTATGAATGTTTTAATTATTTTTCTTTCACCTGGATATATATAGCATCTTTCTCCGCTAGAAATACTATATATTGCAGATTTATATTCATTTGTAGGTTTCTTTCCTTTATTATGCAAAGATTTAAATTTGATTTGATTCATATTTTTTTAATTCTATATTATGAAATTTTAATATTTCATGAGCAAATAAATCATTTTCATAATCTTCCAAATATAAAACTTTTTCTATTCCATATGAAGCTATATTGATAGCGCAACATGAGCATGGTAAAAGTGTGGAAGCCAATAGATAGGGTTCATCATATCTGGTAATACAAGATAATGCATTTGTTTCTGCATGAAGAATATATTTTCTTCTATTTTGTCTATCCGACCAGAAAATGTCATCTCGTTTATCTTTGGGCTTAAGACCATTATACCCAACACTTAATACTCGACCATTTTTATTTAAAATAGATACTCCTACTTTTTGAAAAGGATCTTCCGATCTGTGACTTGCCGCTTCAGCTATTTTCATAGCCATGTCCTCAAATGATGCTCTCATTTTTTTATGCACATTCCAATATAAACCAAAAACCCTAAAATAATACTTATCGTCATATTGTAATTATAATATATTTTTTAGAAAATGCAAGTTTGTTTTATTATAATAATAATGGATGACTATTGTTGAAGCTGCTAATAAACTATTAGAATATTTTACTACAAATATTTCGTTCTCTTTAGAAGAAAACTATAAAGACTTAGTCTTGATATCTGAAAATCCCGAAGAAACTAAAATTGCCTTTATCTTAGCTTTAGAAGATTTGGAAAAAAGCGATTTAATTAAAAGTCATCAAATTGGTAAAAGAAAAATATACATTTTAAAGAAACCTTTAGATTCTTATGATCAAAACATCAATCTCGGAGGTTTTACTTGTAATATGATTGCTCAAGTAATTAATGATTTTTGCAACCAAATTAAAGATAAAAAGGATTACTGTGACGCTAAAAGGATAACTGAAAAAGATATCAGAAATTTAATATTTTTAGCTAGTATGACGAACAAAAAAGAAACTTCTTGATTTTAAATTAAATATAATTTATAATTTGTAAATGCAAAATAAAATTATTGGTGTTGCAGGATGCGCACGATCTGGAAAAGATACTTTTTTTAATATATTAAAAAAATATATACCAGAAATTGAACAAGTCGCTTTAGCTTACGAATTAAAAAAAGATCTAGATGATTTTGTAAAATCTAAAATTGGTATATCAGTCTTCACAGATGAAACTAAAGATAAGAGTCTTATAAGAGGCTTAATGGTTGAATATGGTAAAATTAAACGCCAACAAACAGAAGGAGCTTACTGGACTTGTCTTGCTCAAAAAAAGATTAATGAAATTCTTAGAAGTGATAAAATCCCAGTAATTACTGATGTAAGATATGATATTTATCCAAAAGATGAATTTCATTGGTTAAAAAATGAAAATAATGGAATTTTAATACATATAACTCGAATGTTTGGTGAAGATGAAATACCTCCAGCAAATGAAGAAGAGTCTATAAACAATGAAAAACTTCGTAGTAAGGCAGATTATTCTATTAAGTGGAATACGGTAGAGCCAAATCATACAGCTTTAGAAGATTATCATCTTAATGAAGTAGTGAAAGGATTTATAAAATATTATGATAAATTTAGAAAATAAAAGTGACGAGTATTTAGTACTGAAAGTGCAAAAAAAGAATTGCGATAAAAGTCTATCTATTCTAATAAACAGACACGCTCCATTATGTTTTAAAGTATATAAAAAATATATACCATCTTTTAATGTTAAAAATATAGATTTAAACGAAATTTATCAACAGAAAGATTACGTTATATATAAAACAGTAATGTCGTTTAAACCTACCAAAAATGTTAAATTCTCTACTTGGCTTGGTAATCAAATAAGGTATCAATGTTTAAACGCTATAAATAAAAAAGAAGATATTATATATTTAGAACAAAAAGATCTTCAATTTATAATTGATAAAAATGTTGAGCAAAAAAATGAAAAATTAAACGAATTAAAAGATTATATTATAACATTATTAGATCAGCTTAAGGACGAAAGAATATGTAAAATATTTAATATGAGATATTTTGAAGATTCGTCTAATCAAACTTGGACAAAGATAGGCAAAAAGATGAAGATGAGTACTCAAAATGCGATTAATCTTCATAATAAAGGATTACAAATTTTAAAAAATAAATTGACAAGTAAAGATTTATTTGATAAAATATAAACAATAAGGAGAAACAAAAATAAAATGAGCGAAAATAATAAAACCGATTGGTCAAAATTAGAATTAGGTGCTCTTTGGAAGAGAAAGAGTCCAACACAAACATATCTAAGTGGATATATTAAAGTGGATGAACTTGGAACTCAAAAAGAAGTAAAAGTTGTCGTTTTTTCTAATAAGAATAAGAAAGACAATGACAAAGCTCCAGACTTCAGAGTATATCTTTCTGAACCAAGAAATAATTCTGGTACAGAGACGTCTACAAAGAATGTCGCAAAAAATTCAATTAAAACCCCACAGAAGAAGACTGTAGTTGCAGCTGTCGAGTCAGAAGACGAAGATATTCTGTGAATAAACAATTTGCATTGCATTTACCTGTCAATGCAGTAAGTTTTGGGCAGGTTTCAGTTAGTATTCTTAGAGAATTCTATAGAAGAAAACTGGAGCCTTGCCTATTTCTTATTGGTGGTCAAGCTGATCTTAGTGTTTATAATGTAGATTCAAATTTTACTGAATGGATTCAAAATTGTGTTAATAAAGCTTTAAAAGATCATAAGAGATCTCATCCCGTTTTTAAATTATGGCATCTAAATGGGTCCTTAGAAAATTATAGTGATAAACAAATATTATTAACTTTTTACGAACTAGATTCTCCTACTGCAGAAGAAATAAATATTATTAAAAATAATTCAAAAGTTTTAGTTTCTTCTGAATATAGTAAAAATATTTTTAAAGATGTCGGACTTACTAATGTAGAATATCTTCCATTGGGATTTGATAAAGATAGTTTTCATGTAAAAAATAACGCTTCTATTTTAAATGATAGAATTACTTTTAATGTCGTTGGAAAATTAGAGAAAAGAAAGCATCATGCTAAAGTGATTAAATCTTGGGCATTGAAATATGGAAATAACAAAGACTATTATTTAAATTGTTCAGTATTCAATCATTTCATCAAAGTGGAGGATCAACAAAAATTACTAGCAAATCTTTTGGATAATAAAAAATATTTTAATATTAATTTTTTAGGTTTTATGCCTAATAATAGTATATATAATGATTATTTAAACAGTGCTGATATTATAGTTGGTATGAGTGGTGGAGAAGGTTGGGGATTACCAGAGTTCAACAGTCTATGTTTAGGTAAGCATGGAGTTATTTTAAATGCTCACGCTTATAAAGGATGGGCAAACGAAGATAATGCTACTCTTGTTAATCCAAATTCTAAAATAGAAGCATATGATGGAGCATTCTTCAAAAAAGGATCTCCATATAATCAAGGTAATATTTTTGACTTTAATCATAACGACTTTTTAAGCGCTTGCGATACAGCTATAGAAAAAGTCAAAAAGAATAGAGTAAATGAAGCTGGATTAAAACTACAAAGTAAATTTACTTACGAAAAAATGGTAGATTCAATTCTATCTCATATATAATGCCAGAATATTTATATCAACATCCTGATACTCAAGAAATGAAAAGCGTGATTCAAAGTGTTCACGACAAGCATGAATATATTGACGAAAGTGGAACAAAATGGAATAGAATATATACTGTTCCTCAAATGGGTGTTGATACTAAAATGGATGCAAATACATCCGCTAGAGAATTTTCAGATAAGACAAAGAATAAACGTGGAAGTTTAGGCGACATGTTTGACCAAAGTAAGGAATTATCTGAGGCTAGAAAAAAAATGTATGGAAAAGATCCAGTCAAAAAGAAATATTGGGAAGACTGGAGCAAGAAACGCAAAGGTAAAAAACATCCAGAGATGTTTAAAGATTAAATTTAAACAAAATTTAAATCTAATTCTAATTTATTTACCGCTTGTCCTCTGTCAAATCTTTTAATAAAATTAGTGCCTTGCTTTGGCATATCTGCATAATAAGATTTGCCATTTTTAAAACTAATTTTAATATGATCTGCAAGAACAGAAACATCTTTGAGGTTGCGAATACTATCTTTTAAAGAACGTGCAATTGCACAATTTTCTGGATTAGCTAATTCGCCTTCTTTTATGTTTTTATTACTTATTGTAATGTGTTTTTTCATTCTTTTACCTCCTCTATTTTATACTCATAGTTATTACTATCTTCTGTTACCCATTTAGGGCAGTTTTCTACAGTATAAATCTGTGTATTTACTTTTCTTTCTATAAGATTTTTACTTTGTTTTGTTACAAAATTAGGATCAAATAATCTTATACGATTATTTGGTTGTATAGCAAAATTACCATTATCTAATTGCAATACATGTCCGCATTTATGCTGATCTGGATGCTCGCTAAAACCAAAATTTAATTCGTTAAAATCACTATGCGCCCAATCAAGAGTAAATAAATATGTTCCAAGATATTCTTTTCCGCTTCTAGCTAAAAATTTCATTTTCTTATTTTGAAATAAAGAGAATTTTGTGACGGCAATATGATAACTAAAACTATCCCATAATTCTAATTCATGCAAGTCTTGTTCTGGTGCTCCTTCTTTGTAAGTAAATGCGCTTATTGGTGCATGCCACCATATTCCTCCATCCTCCATGACAAAATTAAAAAGTGGAACTTGACTTGGAAGACTTGAAACACTAAAAACAAGACATCGGAAATATTTATCATGGCTGTCTTTTTGATCTCTTAGGTAGTTTCCTCTAACGAAACATTCAATTGGAGGTATATTTGCGTTCAAAAATGCCATCTATAAATTATTTACACATTATTTAATAATTCGTGTAAATATGATTGTAAAGTTGAATGTCTAAAAAACACAAGCAAAAAGCACAAGATAAATCGCCAGTTGTTCCTCAAAGAGATAAAATTGAAGGCCAGTTAGATATTCGTGAATTACAATGGACAGATAATCAAAAGAAATTTATTCAATTAATACAAAATAAAGAGACAAAAATTGTATTCTGTAAGGGTCCAGCAGGCACAGCTAAAAGTTTACTGAGCGTATATGCAGCTTTAAACGCTATTAATAGCAAAAAAATAGGTGAAATATTCTATATCCGTAATCCTGTTGAAAGTTCTACTCATAATTTAGGATTTCTTAAAGGAGATCTTCATAGTAAATTGGATCCTTATCTACAGCCCTTGATGGATAAATTACATGAATTATTACCAAAAAATCAAGTAGAAAGGCTTTTAAAAGAAGAAAGAGTAAAAGGACTTCCAGTAGGATTTTTAAGAGGATTAAGCATAAATGCAAGTTATATTATATGTGATGAAGCTCAAAATCTAAGCATCCATGATCTTTTATTAATTACCACAAGAATGGGCAAATTTAGTAAACTAATATTAATTGGTGATATTCGTCAATCAGATATTAAAAATAGTGGTTTTGAATCTATATATGATTTATTTGATGATAAAAAAAGTAAAGACAAAGGAATACAAACGTTTAAGTTTGGCACAGATGATATTATGAGAAATGATATATTGGCTTATATTATTGAAAAGTTTGAAGAACTCGTTACACCAAAAAACAATAATAAAAAATAGAAAAAAATCATATTCCTTGTATAATATAGAATATGCCAAAAATATATTGTAGTTCTTGTGGAAATCCTGTTCAATATAGTGATGTAAAACCTAATTTCTGTTTTAAATGCGGAACTAATTTAGGCACTGGTCGACCTCAAGTTATAGCACAAACTGAGCCAGAGATTGAAATTACAGAGGTTAGACCAAAAATTAATAATCTAAATTGGGATATTGAAATACAAAAACCAAAAGGACAGAAACTTAAAGATTTGGCCCGAGGAGAAAAAGATAATAATTTTCAACCAAGGGATTCAGAAATATTATCTAAAGATAAATTTTTAAAACAATTTCAAAAAGAAGCAGGCACTTTACGCAGAGGTAATCAAAATTACCAAGCTTCTGATGATGGTTACGATGAAGAACCAGAAGATGCGTGAAAAAACCAACATTTGAAAATAAATTTAACGAAATAAATATAGAAATCTACAAGCGAAAGCATAAGTGGAATCTGACATCGCTTGCCTGGATGGATTTTGATGACGTAGCCCAAATATTAAGAATTCATATTCACAAGAAATGGGGCATGTACGATCCTAGCCAACCCCTTGCTCCTTGGATTAATAGAATAGTAAGTAATCAAATTAAAAATTTAATACGTAATAATTATGGAAATTATTCTAGACCTTGTCTAAAATGTGCAGCTGCAGAAGATGAAGATCATTGTAATATTTATGGAAAACAATGTAATTCTTGTCCACTTTACGCTGCTTGGGAAAAGAATAAAAAAAATGCCCATGATACAAAGCTTCCCCTTGCATTAGAAAATCATACAAAAGAAGTTCACGAAATGCAAGATGGTAAAATAAATATTGAAAAGAGCGCAAAAAATATCCATCAAAAAATGCAACAAGTTCTAAAACCAACAGAATGGAAAGTCTATAAATTACTTTATATTGAACATAAAGATGAAGATCAAGTTGCAGCGAGTATGGGTTATAAAACTAATGAAAAAAATCGTGCGCCAGGATATAAACAAGTGCAAAATATTAAAAAATCAATAATGATTAAAGTCAAAAGATATATTTATAGTGACGAGATTGATATATTATGAATGAAATAATTTTAACAGACGAACATAAGAAAAAAATATTAGACGAATGGAATTCTCGCCCATCCAATCCACCATCTTTAGCTGAATTAACTAAATTAATATTTGGAGAAGGATTTGATGGAAGAAGTCAGCAAGGGAAAGCTATAAAAAATTATTTAGCTTCTAGACAAATTGTGCCTAAAAAAAGTCATGAATATGAAGCCAAAGGATTAATAGAACTAACAGAAGAGCAAAAAGAATATATTAGTAATAATTGCTCTACAATGACGTCTGTAGAGATGGCTAAAATTATATTTAAAAATAATGAACTTACAAATTTAAATCAAGAAACCAGAAGCGTTGGAGAATATATTAAAACATTAGATACTAAAGTTATATATAGTAATCCAAATAATATTCCAGAAGGAGATTATAAACCACCAACTACTTTTACTAGATGCTTATCTAGAATAAATAAATATGTACATGAAGGTTTAGATGAATTAAAATTAACTGGAAAACAAAAAAGAGATATACAAGCTATAATTGGATATTTACATACTTATAGATTTTTACATCAAATAAATACATATCAAGATGAGAAAGAAAGAGAATTATTTGAAAGTAGTTTTATAAGATATACTTACGATAAAAATGATTTGACTCAGGAGGAAGTAGACCAATATATTGTACTTGCTACAGAAGTAGTTATCTCTTCTAATATTCAAGAGACTATTCAAGCATTACAAATGCAAATGGATGCTGCTGTAGAGTCTGGAGAAAAAATTTCAATGTCTCTAGTAGAAGCTATCAGTACTTCTAGAAATGAATATAATCAGTCTGTAAGTAGACAGCAAAAATTATTACAAGATTTGAAAGTAAAAAGAAGCGATAGATTAAGCAAGCAAGTTAAAGAAAATGCTTCAATATTAAATCTTGTCGAACTATGGAAAGAAGAAGAGAGTCGAAAAGAGATGATTAGACTAGCAGAAATGCGAAAAGAATTGCTATCTAAAGAAGTCGAAAGATTAAGTACCATAGATGAAATTAAAGCTAGAATTTTAGGATTATCAAAAGACGAAGTCTTGAATGGATGAAATGCAAATTGAATGCAAAATTTGTAATCAACTATTCGCTGCAGATAAATTTTTACATCTGCACTTAAAAGCACATAAAATAAATACAGCTACGTATTATCAAAAGTATTTTCCAAGATATGATTTATATTCTGGAGAAATGATTAACTTTAAAAATAAAGATCAATATTTTACTGATGATTTTAATAATAAAAATAATTTAAAAGCATATGTTAAAAGTTTAGAAATAGATAAACTTCGAATATTTCTTACTAATTTATTGAATAAAAGAAAAGAACATAAAAATCTTATATATACTCCTACTCAAGTTGAATTAAGATCTTTAATAATGCCATCAATTGTTACATTTGATAAGTATAAGTTAGACTATTATAGTATATGTGAATCTATAGGTCTAAAAAATAAGTTTGAATCTTACAATGGAGAGCAGTTTAATTTCGAAGAATCTGAAAATTATCAAATAATGGTAGACACAAGAGAGCAGAATCCTCTTAGATTTAAATATCAACAACAAGTAGCTAAACTAGATTTTGGAGACTATACTTTAAATGATTTACAAAAATGTTGTTTTACAGCTGTTGAAAGAAAAAATTTATCAGATTTTATTGGAACGATAAGCGCTGGCTATGATAGGTTTAATAATGAGATAGAAAGAGCTAAAAATGCTAATTATTACTTAGTAGTACTTATTGAAGAGTCTATAAACGATGCACTTTCTTTTAATTATTTGCCTCATATTTCTAAAAAGATAAAAGCTACTCCAGAATTTATATTTCATAGAGTAAGAGAATTATGCCAAAAGTATGATAATATTCAATTCGTATTTGCTGATGGAAGAAAAAGAACATCAGAATTATTAATTAAAATATTAACTGGAAATTGTTTTCATAAAAAATATGATTTGCAATTACTTGTTGATAAAGGTATAATTTAATATGTGGTATTGTAATGATAAATATAAGAAAGATATTGTTGATCTTAATAAAGAATTATTAAAAATTGATGGTACAATGCTTGATAAAGAAGCTAAAATTAGTTTAGCAAAATTTTTAAGAGCAAATTTAGGTTTAACTACCGAGTTGATAAGCGGAATTAAACTTGCACCATATCAAGAAGTCACTTTAAAAGGCTTTTTTAATCGTAATTTTAATATGTGCGTTTGGGGTCGAGGCTGTTCTAAATCATTTATAGCTAGTGTTTATATTTTCCTACAATGTATCTTTGAACCAAATTCTAAAATATTAATCGCTGGTCCAACTTTTAGAACTGCTAGAAATATTTTTACAAATCTAGAAAAATTAGTTAATAGTAAAGAAGCCCAATTGCTTCAACAAGCATTTGGGGTTAAAAGCAAAAGAAATGATTTATTTGAATGGGAAATTAATGGTGGAAATATTGTAGCTATTCCTTTAAATGGTGAAAAAGTTCGAGGATTCCGAGCTAATGTTCTTGTTCTTGATGAATTTCTATTGATACCAGAAGAAATCATTAAAAATGTTCTTATGCCATTCTTGGTGGCTCCTCAAAATATGAAAGAGCGTATTCAAATAAGAGAAATGGAAGATAAATTAATTGCTGAAGGATTAATGAAAGAAGATGAAAGAATGGTATTTCCAAATAAATCTAAGATGATAGCTCTTTCTTCTGCTAGTTATACATTTGAAAATCTTTATAAAACATATCAAGAATGGATCGCAAATATTTATTCAGAAGAAGCTGTTAAAGATGCTACATATTTTGTTAGCCAAATGGGTTATGAAGCTTTGCCAGAAGAGATGGTTGATAAAACTATTATTGAAGAGGCGCAAGCTGGTGGATTAAGTCATAGCGGATTTTTAAGAGAATATTGTGCTCAATTTACTGATGGAAGCGATAGTTATTTTTCTGCAAAGAAAATGCATGAATGTACAATTAAAGATGGAGAAAATCCAACTTCTAAAATATATGGTGATAAAGATAAAAAATATATATTAGCAATTGATCCAAGTTTTAGTAATAGTCCAAGTTCAGATTATTTTGCTATGAGCGTCTTAGAAATTGATGATGAAAGAAAAGATTGTATTTTAGTTCATTCCTATGCGGTAGCTGGTGGAGATCTTAAAGATCATATTTTATATTTTCATTATTTATTAAATAATTTTAATGTCGAAATGATCATTATTGATAATGCTGGATATCAATTTATTGATTCTGCAAATGAAAATGAATTATTTAAAAAGTCTGGAATTGATCTCAAATTTTTTGATATTAATTCAGATGCTGAAGGTGCAGAGTATGATTTAATGTTAAAAGACGCAAAAAGACAATACAATAAAGAAACGAAAAGGATTTGTTTTAAACAAGTATTCACTACTGAATTTATTAGAAAAGGTAATGAATATCTTCAAGCAAGCATAGACCATAAAAAGATTTGGTTTGCAAGTCGTATATCTGCAAATGGAGATTCTTTTGGAAGAATAACTGGAAGTAATATTAATATTGAAAGTACTGGATTTGATAATTTAATTGATTTTATTGAGAATCAAGATGATATGATTTATGGAACAAAAAAAGAATGTAGTTTAATTGAAGTAAAAAGTACTAGCCGTGGTCTTCAATCATTTGATTTACCACAACATTTAAAAAGAAACACCAGTGCTAATAGGGCAAGAAAAGATAGATATACTGCTCTTATGTTAGGTAATTGGGCTAGTAAAATATACTATGATATGAATAAGATTGAGAATAAATTAGAAAATGATACATTTAGGCCTATAATGTTAAAATAGGTGTAATAACTAAAAATTAATAAAAATGGCTAAAAAACTCCAAAAAGACGAAAAATTGACAAACTATACAACTGGTGAGCCTTTGATGGCTGTAGCAGGAATGAAAGAAATTAAAGCTTCTGATAAGATGAGAAGGAATAGATCTGCTACTATAGAGAGAACAGATAAATATGCTAATATCACTAATGGGCTAATACCATTCAATAGGTCTTCTACTAGCGTTTATAGTTCGTCTAATATGGATGTCAGAGATGCAGTTATATTGTGTCAAAAAGCTTATTATAATTTTGCAATTTTTAGAAATACTGTAGATTTAATGACTGAATTTAGTTCTAGCAAAATTTATTTTAAAGGTGGAAGTCAAAAGAGTAGAGATTTTTTTGAAGCATTATTTAATAAAATTAATCTTTGGAGTTTCCAAGATAAGTTTTTCCGTGAATATTATCGTTCTGGTAATGTATTTATTTATCGTTTTGACACAAATATTAAAGAAGATGATTTAATTAAAATTACTCAAACATTTGGTATTAGTAAAGCTGCTTCAGTCACTTTACCAGCTAGATATATTATTATTAATCCAGCAGATATTCAAATAGCAGGAAATATTAGTTTCGTTACTAATAGATTTTATAAAGTATTAAGTGATTATGAATTAGAAAGACTTCGTAGCCCAAGAACAGAAGAAGATAAAGAAGTTTATGAATCATTGCCTCAAGAAGTTAAAGATAATATTCAAAAGAAAGCTAATGTAGCAATTATGCCATTAGATTCTCATAGATTAGTTGCAGTATTTTATAAGAAACAAGATTACGAGCCATTTTCTGTTCCAATGGGATTCCCAGTTCTTGAAGATATTAATGCAAAAGCAGAAATGCGTAAAATGGATATGGCAATAGCAAGAACAATGCAACAAGCAATTCTTCTTATCACAATGGGTACAGATCCAGATAAAGGCGGAATTAATCAAAAAAATCTTGAAGCAATGCAAGCCTTATTTCAAAATGAAAGTGTTGGAAGAGTTCTTATTGCAGATTATACTACGAAAGCTCAATTTGTTGTTCCTCCAATTGCTGATTTGCTTGATCCAAAAAAATATGAAGTAATAGATCGTGATATTCAAATTGGATTAAATAACATTCTTATTGGAAGTGAAAAATTTGCAAATACAAGCATTAAAGTACAAGTATTTATTGAAAGATTAAAACAAGCAAGAGAAGCTTTTATTAATGAATTTCTTGCTCCAGAAATTATTAGAATGAGTAAAAGTCTTGGATTTAAAAATTATCCAACACCATATTTTGAAGATATTGATCTTAAAGATGATATTCAATATTCTAGAGTCTATAATAGACTTATGGAACTTGGTATATTAACTCCAGAAGAAGGTCTTAAAGCTATTGAAAGTGGTAGATTGCCAGATGCAGAGTCTTCTATTGAAAGTCAAAAGAAATATAAAGAACTTAGAGATCAGGGATATTATTTACCTGTTATTGGTGGAAATCAACAAGCTGGAGGAAGACCAACTGGTAGTACTGGAACGCCTCAATCAACAAAGAACGTAAATCCTATTGGCACTGGAAAACAATCTAAAGCAGAATTTAGTGCTAAAAAAGTTGGAGAAAATTTCGTCCTTGCATCTAAATTAGAAGATCATGTAACAGACTTAATTAAAGAAAAATTTAAAATTAAAAAATTAAATAAACAACAAAAAACTATTGTAAACGATATTTCTAAAATGATTGTATCTAATGAAGATTCTACAAAATGGATTGAGAGCGCTGCTAGTTATGTTGAAAATCCAATAGATAAGAATAAAAATAACATTAAAGAAACTCTAGATATTGCATCAAATCATCAAGTAGATAGTTATATCGCAGGAATATTAAGGAATAGTAAAATTTAAATCTTACTATCTGGTCTTGGGCCAAGTATTTCTGGCCAAATTTTTTTTAAATCTTCAGTATTATTAACATTTAAATCTGTTTTTGTTACGTCTCTTAATTCTTGTTTTTTCTTTTTTATTAGCTCTTGATTTTTAGAATCATATGATTCAATTGCTTTAATAAATTCTACATCTAGTTGGTCTAATAAAGTCGCCCTAGCATGTCTCCACTGGTCTTTCCAGATGTTTTTTGCTTTTTCCATATTAATTTTAATATTCATGGCTGATACTCCCAAGCTTCTCTAAATGTCCAATCATTAGGTATTTCACTTCTATCTATAATTCTATAAGATAAAATACCAGAAGGTATATCTTTTTTTGCTATATCTTCCATGGAATGGTCGTTTAAATATTCTGGCGCTGGATATATGATTGCAACTCCTCCATCTGGATTTGGATATACTATTACTTTATTAATTTCTTCTTTAGCCATATTAATATTATACACTTAAATCATTTTACTTTAAAAAATTAATATATTATACTACTCCTAGGCATAATACTGCATTTACCGCTGGCGTATGTTGAGGACCAGTCTGAATAGCGCTGGCGCTAACAAGACCAGCGCTATAAGAGCTAGAACCTACGCTAGTTCCATTATAAACGCAGTCATAACCTTGATCACTTTTGGGACCAACTCCAATTACAATACTATTTGTTGGAATAGAGTCTATAGTATTAAGCGTATAATATCTATGATTAGTACTTGTTCCTGCGTCAGTTAAACTACTTACATTACTAGACGCAGCTATACTTGGAGTAGTTCCTGTAATTACTGCCCAAGATTTTAAAAATCTTCTATATGTATTACTACTGTGAGTATTACTATTACTTAAATGATCAAAAATAACAGATCCAGCTGTTGGTGCTGATGCACTTCCTACGCTATTTGCATATCCAACTCTAATTCCATTGCCATGATTTGATATAATAGTGATCCAACCTGGATATGTTGTATGATCTGCTGTTAGCCAGTAAGTTCCTACATGACTTGTAGATTGAAATTTTTTTGTATATTCTATAACAGAATATGTTCTTAGATAATTATCGCTTCCATTTGTACCCCATAATCTTCCTGGAAAAGATGCGTATGCATTATTATAATTGCTATTAATATAGCCTGCTTGAAGATATCCATTAGCATCTGTTCTAACGATTTTATTCGCCTCATTGTTTCTTCCTGCATGAACAGCTAGTCCGCCAGCAGTTGTAGCATTTCCTGATATATCCATGCTTTGACCGCTAAGAAAAG